ATTTTGTTGATAATATTTAGCTTTATATTGTTTAATATAGTCTTTATTTAAACTACTATTTTTATTAGAATTTTTAATTCTACAAGGTTTACAATACGAGCTTAGACCATCTTTTTTAGATGAATCGTGATAAAAATTATCAGTATGTTGTAAAATTTTACATTTACTACAATTCTTCACTATTATAGTTGTTAAAAATCAAATAAAAATACACAAAAAAGAGCAAAAAAGTAAAAAAGGGGACTAGAAATTAATCTAGTCCCCCCTCTTATTAACTATTTAATTATTAAAAATAATAATTAAGCAGCATTTACGATGCCAGTGATAAGTGTAGACTTACCAGGAGCAAGGCAGAATAGAGCTTGGTCAGTAAAAAGACGAAGCTCATAACCAGCAGAGTTCTCAAGATCACGGAAGAACTCTTCGCCTTGGCCAGGACGCTTGAAGGAAACGTCTTGTGAACCAACGCGCATCCAGTCTTCAAGGTTGAGTAGGAAAGAATAACCCTCTTTGATATAGATAGAAGGGTGAATTTCGATTTCACCGTTCTGGCTATGGAAGAGGATAGACTTAGCGCCTACTTCAGCCTTTTCTTTGCTGTATGAACCATCATAGCGGCGGAGAGCAGCTTGATCGTTCATCATGTTTGACCATGCACGGGGGTTAACAAAGGCGATGAGCTTACCATCTTGACCTTTTTCAACACCACGAGCAGCAGCAAGGTTTAGCTTGTTGAAGCTTAGCGCAGCAGAACCGGCAGGATATTGGTTACCCTTGAAGAGGTTAAACTGAGCAGCGTTAATGTTGAATAGGGTTGAAGAGTTGGTAAGGATCTTGTGAACGCCAGGGAATTCGTTACCATAAGCGCCTTTGTGCCAGATCACATCGCCAGAGGAGAGTGTGCCTGGATCGGCGTCTAGGGTAATAGTACGGCTGTCCATGTTAACGGCGGTAATTTTGTACTCACCTTTAGACACAGCACCTGAACTATCACGAATTTCAACAGGCATGCCTTCGGCACCAGCCCAAATACCGGGAGCCCATTCAGCAGTCTGAATGGTTACCACAGTGCTTGAGTTAGAAGCTACGGCACCATAACCCATTTGACCATAGAACATCTCGATTTCGAGCTTCTTGGTTACAGAACGAAGCATGTTGCTTACTAGATACTTGGTAGCATCCATGAAAGCTTGCTTTCCGCCCTGTGCAGCGCGGCTAGCAGCAGTATAACCAAGGACAGAACGAAGTACAAGGGGATAACCTTTTACTTGAGCATCTTTGATTACACCAGCTACTGGAGCGTTTAAGTTAACAATTTCAGCATTAGGCTGTTACAGGCTCTTTATCCTGTAAACCCATTATTTCTAATGGATCGGACTATCTTACTTCCCAAAACAATGGATAAAATAACATACCATAGATTTATCTAAATTTAATTTTTTAGATATACTATATGGTGTTAAAGATCTACTTAAATTAAGTATTAAATCTTTGTTATCCATATATTTTTTAGGGAACCGAGGACTCGTGGAGAGATTATATTCTGTATTAACAGGTTCACTCTCTAGTCTCTGCGCGTGTGACAAGCTTTTATTTTTATCACTTCCGCTCTGATTGGCATATGAAAATAAGTAACCTTTTCTAATAATATTATATTTACAACTTTTTAAAATACTACTTCTTGAAATATTTAACTTTTTAGTTGCGGATTTTAATGAATCAAAATATTCAATATTGTTAGTTTCAATGTTTTTAGCTATAACACCGACAATATGATTTTTACTTTCTTTACCTTTTTTAATTAAACTCATTTTTGTTTTAATTTCGTTATTAAATGAAAATTCATTACCACCAGTAGTTTGATTATAACCAAATGGAGCAATAGAATTAAACTGTTTAATAAATTCTTTTTCCCAAAAATTAAGTTCTTCTTTAGAAAAGCAAGTTAAAAACTCAATAAACTCAAAATTATTAATATTATTTTTTAAGGCTTTTGAAATAATAGTGTTATTTAAACGTTTATGGGCATTCCATCTAACAAAAACAGATTGAGTGGTTTGTCCAATATAGACTTTACCATTTAATTTATTTTTTATTATATAGATTGTACCGTACTTTTTCATAACTTCTATTATAACATACTTTCAATTAGCTTTCCAGGTTTTTTCCTCGATTTGCTAATTATATTCCTACAATTAGGCGCTTAACTTATAAGTCAACGCATCTTCGTCTGATGAGGCGAAGGTAACTCCATGTTCTAAACCAAGGATAACAGGTTGCAATTGTTACAGAATTTTTATTCTGGCTAAATCATTTCTGTTTAGCTCTACTGTTTTACCTTTTCCTATTTCAGTAGTTCGGACTATCGCATCAATAAGTTTAACTTATTGTCAACTCGTTTAGTCTCTCACGGTGCTTTCGCTTCCGCCTTGTTGTCCGGGATTTTCGGAGGTTCAAGTCAATTAGAGTTGATTTATAATTGATTTTTTTTTATCAATTAGTAGGATTTTACCTACTTACCACCAACATTAATGGTAAAGATTACCAGGTTGTTTATCCTTTGGCATAAACTTAACAAGATTAAGAAGCTTCACTCCATCTGGAATTAGATCCTCAATTTTGTCGGCATAGTTTTCTTTCATAGTGTTTTCCCAGATTACTCCGGGTATCGGACTATATCATCTGAATTATTTATTCAGGAACGCGCTGTGATTTCTTAGATTGATAAATTTCTTCGATGTAACGGAATTTATGTTGCATACTTTTTAAACTTAAAACAACTTCTCTAATTTTTTCCCATATTATTAAAGAATCAGTTTGAGTGAACTTAATAAATGGGTAGTGTTTTTGTTGTTTTTTATCAAAAAATTTGCTTATTTTTATTCCGTCTTTTAAATTAAAATTACTTTTAAACCAAGTTTTAATATACTCGTGATCATCTAAAGATTGATCACAGCTATATATTCTAAACCTAGCTCCATAATTTTTCTTTTCACCAGAAGCTAATTTATTAAAACTAGACTGAACATAACCATCGTCCATTAACCAAACTGCTAATGCAAATTCGGGGTGTTGTATAAAAGGTAAAATCTTTTTAATTGATTTTTTGTTATTTGGGTAACAAAACTTTCTCCAAGCTCTTAATTTTTTAGAGCAAACAGAAAATTGTATTGATTTACCATTATGACCTGGACGTAATTTTATTTCTTTATCAAAAATCTTTTTAACTATATTACATTTCCATGCAATATAATCAGATTGTTCATTTCCATGATCTAATGTAATAGCACCATATAATTTATCATTACGTTTAACATAATGAAGGCAACCATCACCTAAAATCATAGATAAAATAAGGCTACGTTTGTCCTTGTTTATCATTTTTTTTATCTCCAACTCGCTAAGCGATAAGGATAATCTAAGTATAATCTAGTCTCTGAACCTTCTAGATAATCATTTTATCTAGCTTGGCTGCTGATTACCCTATAAGGGCTTCCAGCAATTCACGTTCTTTTCCTCTCTATGCGTAGAGGGAGGGCTTTACCTCAGATGTTCAAGACTTATTTAAACATCGCATTTAAAGAACCAGCATATGTATTATTAGCGGCCATTTTATATTTTCCTTTCTAAAGAATTAATTATTCAGCTACCACGTACTTAACCATAAGGCAAGCATCGAGGTTAGCAGCAGATAGATCAACACCAGTATCGCAGTCGAGAACGATTTTATCACCAGCAGCGGTAATACCATCACTATCAGCTAGCTTTACAGTGTCAACACCATGAGCAGTACGGCGTACAAGTTGAGCACAGAGAACCTTGCCGATAGGCTCTCCTACTTTGATCATTGCAGAAAAAAGACCATTACCGTCATTTTGTGCAACAAAAGAAGGTGAACCATCAGCAGCATCAAGTGCAGCACTGATTTTATCAACCCCTTGTGTCTTTAGAAAAAGAACAGCAGGATCATCTACAGAGACAACCACACTCGCTGGCGTGGCATTACCAGTAATAGCAAGACGGAGACAAAGTTCTTGCACTTTTAATTGTGCATTTTGTACCGCTTCACTTTTAGCATAGAAATTAGGCATTTTAGCCCCTTTCTTAAGTTATTGTTTTTGTTTGTTTCTTCATATCGCCAGCTTTAACTCTAAGTATGATATTCTTCGCCCGGACCGGTAACGCAGAAGTCAAATCATAGACAGAGCTGTGCAATAATAGTTGTTAAAATCCAAATAAATCTTTATAGGAAAGCTTTTCTTTCGTTTTTGCTTCACCTTTTACGGACTTACCTGTATCTTGAATTTGTGATTTAGGAAGATTCTTTTGTGCTTCCTGAGCTTTAGCTACGCGACGCTTACGTAGTTTATTAAGAACTTGTTCGCCAAGTAGAGCTTCAATTGTGTCTTCAGGAAGGGAGGCAAACATTTCCTTTAGATCGCTGTTCATTTCTTCCTGCACAAGAGGAATAACGTCTTCTGGGCTTACATCTTTACCGGCTTCAAGAGCTACAAGCATATAATCCGCAATCTTTTTAACGGTATATGGGGTTTTAGGTAGTTGGCTCTTAGTTAAAGCCTGTTCCATAAGCATATCATAACGCTCAAACTCTTGTTGCTGAAGGCGTTCTAGCTCTTTAGCACGAAGTTCTTCTTTTTCGCGTTCACGCTCAGACTTTAGACGCTGAAGTTCAGTTTCAAGTCGCTCTTTTTCAATTTGTTCTGGGGTTTTTTTAGCTTGCTCAAGCTGTTTATTAA